ACGGTATTTAAAATCTTGATAACAATCCACAATTTTAGGTTTAGTACCGATCCGTCCGTCTACAAGTTCATTATTTACAATATAATCAGCTGAAATATTATAAAGCATTGGATTACGATCATTTCTACGACCTAAATGATCATATACCATGTGATAAATTTCGTGTGCAAGGACAAATTCAATCTCTTTATTGTCCATAGCATTAAAAAATTGTGTATTGTAATATAAGTTACGACCGTCTACTGCGGCAGTCATTAACCACTCGTCTGCAGGTACAATTTTTAGACGTGTTGCCATGTTACCAAAAAACGGATGCCGCAACAACAAACCTACACGAGCAGTAATAATGCGCTCATGTACTTCTTCACGCATAGCAAGCAAATCTTTTTCAGAAATATCAGGATCTGGCTGCCATGATTTTAATTTTGTTTGTGTTTCTTTTGCAGACATTTTCATTGCGGTTACGTAACTAAAGTCTAACATTGTATTCCTTTCATCAGTGCTAATATTAATATAACACTATTTACATATCTGTCAACCAAAAAAAATGGGCAACTCGAAAGTTGCCCATTATACACCGTTATGCGCTTTGTGCAGCCTTGATGTATTTGCCATACCGCTCATGAAACTCATCAAAGCATTCAACTTCGTCTGGATCAATTGGCAACGAATATTGTGTAAGTGCAAGTTTAATGCCCATTACTACTAATTCTGTTTCAAAATTATCCATTGCAAAACGCAAGAAGTTGTTTACTTTGTCATCAAACTTTTTATCATTTGCGTCTGATGCTTCTTTAAGTTCATAACAAAGAGATACAGTCAAGGAATACTTGGCACTGATTTCTTTTGTTTGTAGCTCTTTAACCTTACCGTTGAGAATATCGGTAGGATTCGGCATGTTTGCAGCGACTTTACGGTGCGCCATAAATTTGACAGCCAACCCTTCACCAACTGCACCTGCAACCAAATCTGTTGTAGTGCCTTCGTCGAGTTGATCGTCTAGCAATTCGCTTACAAAACTCCAGCTACGTGGAGTAGCAAAACTACGGCTTGAACTTTTAGGATCAAAATCGTATAAGTCTTGTTTAGCAAATTGCAAATAACCGACAACATCTTGGTGTATTTTATTGTCAACTGCCCAGTTAAACCAGTCGTCAAAATTAACACCCATTTCGATGTGAATAAATCGGTTAGCAAGCGGAGCAGGCATACGATATGTAACACCTTTGTCTGCTTCGCGGTTACCTGCCGCAACGATAATCACGTTGTCGGGCAGTTTGTACTGTCCTACACGACGATTGAGAATTAACTGATACGCTGCCGCTTGTACAGCAGGAGCAGCTGAGTTCATCTCGTCTAAGAACAAAACAATATGATCGTATTCAGCTGCCATAGCCTCGTCTGGCAGCTCTGCTGGAGCACCCCAAACCATTTTGTTAGCATTGCTATCAAAATACGGAATGCCTTTAATATCTGTCGGTTCCCAAAGTGACAAACGAATGTCAATTAGAAAACTATTAGGCAGACTATTTGTAATCTGCGCAACAATATCCGACTTACCAATACCTGGAGGACCCCACAAAAAGATCGGACGTTGTTTCTGCATTGCAACTCGCAGTGCATTTTTAGCTTTATTTGGATTAAGAGTACGTGCTTCTGACATGTGTATTCCTTTTTGTTTCAGTGCCTATACATAATTTATATAGTAATTGATATCAAAGGTCAACCTTTTTTCTTTAATTTTACCAAAAAACTTCCTGGATTGTGTCTTTCTTGTCTGTATTCTCTAATAAGTGGATGATTTTGTGCCCATGTAGGAAATTCACGCATCATTGCACCTTGTCCTGTTATTACTGTAACTTTTTTATAATTATCATAATATGCTCGTTCTATAGAACGTTTAAATTTGCGCCATCCTTCGTGTATGTGACATCCATGTAAATCAATTCTCATTACCTTGTCTCTTCATTGCTTTTGTAAGTCCATACTTACGTAAATCGCCACTAAAGAGAGTAAGTTCGACTGCTTTTTTTTCGTTTGTAACAGTAATACTTCTGTTTGTAAGATAGTAAGGACAGTCAATAAATTGATCTAAAAAGATAATAACTTGGGTTGTCATGGGCATATCACGTGGATATGGAATATCATATGTTTGTAGTTCTATTTTAGTAATAACATCCATGCCGTCGTCGGTAAGTCTAAGTCCACCAACATCTTTATTACGTGTGTTGTACCACCATATAGGCATCATTGCTTTTACATTTTGTTCGCTTGTGCTTTGTCCTAATTCTCGTAAAAATAATTTTGTGTATACAATTTTATTCATTTGAAATAGTTTCACCGTTAGTTAACTTTACAACAGTGAACAAATCAGTTTTAAACATTTGATTTAATTTTTTTGCTAGATTATGTGCATGACCAGGGTTTGAGAAACTTGTTTTTTTATACTTAGGACCGGGGTAGTTTGTTAAACCATTTGAACTTTTAAGATTAAAAGGCTCATTATTATAAAAAACAGCCCAAATTGCTTCAGCTGCTAAAATTTGTTCACATTTGTAAGTAGCTGGATTGGTATATTCCATTAGTATATTTGGCTTAGGTCTACTCATATGCGTCTCCGATTAACTACGCATATATTTATCCTTTTTATACGCCTTTAATTACCAATCCGAGCCTTTACTACCTAATTCTATTACAATATCTTCAATAGAACCGCCTGCGTTTTCTTTAACAAATTTTTCTAAATCGCCATTTAGTCTTGCTAAAACTATTCCTAAAGTAAATGCAAGATTTTTTGCAGTTGTAATATCAAGTTTAACCTCTCTAGCATTGCTACTATCTGCTGATTTTACTTTTTGGATAAATTGTTGTAATGGAATAGTATTAATTGGTTCTATTGACATGCTTTAGTTTTTCTTTCATTTCTAATTCAGTCTTAAAAGGCCCGATGTAATCATTACGTTCTATTGTAATCAGTTTTGGACAAAAACTTTTAAGCCAATTAACATTGAATTTGATTAAGTAAAATCCTGCACAATAAACACTTTTACTTTTTTCACTTTTAGTGAATAAAGGCAATTTTCTTTTAATATCAAACATACTATTATAAGGTAATCCTTTTGATGGATAACCATGTACTTCATATATTTCGTTTGAATTTTTGTTGTTAATTTGTTTTAAAATAAATTGCAAACCAACATGTTTTTTTAGCTGACGTTCGTTTGAGTAAACTTTAACATCGCCTTGTTTTGCAAGAATAAAGCCATCTTCGTTTTTACTCAATGTGCCTACTCTTTGTCCGTTATCTTCTACTATCCAAAATTTGTTTTCTAATACTGGTTTTGCTTTTACGCTCATGAATTATATCTCGCTTGTAATGGTTCAGCATAACTAGCTGCTTGATCTGCAATACGTTGTAAGTCCCAACGAGCACAAAATTTCATTAGACGCATGCCTACTTGACTTACATTTTTACTTTCTGCTTGATTAATTGTGTTATTTATTTCTTGTCTAATATTTTCAGGTTGTGCAGTCAAATCACAAAGTGTTACGTTACGATTGTAATCATCAAGTACACGATGCTCTATACCTTCATGATCTACCCAACGTTGTAGCATCATGTTATTCCAATTGTAACCTTTAGTTTCTTTATCAGCAAATGCTTCTAACAAACCTACTTTGTTCTTAGTGCCTTTCTTGCGTACACCTGGATAAGCACTAAACACATTATCGCTAGTGTCACCACGCATACATTTTTCAAATAACATAAAAGCAGGATCTGGTGACGCTTTAGGTTCTTTAGTTTTCTTATCCACAACATGACGACCTTTGTCGTCAAAGTATCCTTCATGGGTAATAGTTGTGTTACTAACACCATTATATTGCCGCACGTTAGGAGCAATCAATTGTGCAAAGTCGCCATCTGTACTAATAATTACATGATCGTCATCTGGATGATTTTGTATCCAGCCAGCAATAAGATCATCTGCTTCTAGTACAGGATTGTGTAATACAGTGCAGTTAGTCTTGTCTGTAACAAACTCTTTAAACTCATCAAAGATTTCCCAAAACACTTTATCTTCTTCTGCTTCACGTGGACTCATTGCATCGCGATGTTCTTTACGGTTGCGCTTATACGGCTCGTAAAAGTCTTTACGCCAACTGCGTCCTTCTAAGCAGAAAACAACGTGCGAACCATTAAAGTCCTGCCACGCTTTCTTAATACTGTTAAGGGTAATATGCATTGCCATGCCAACTTTAGTATCAATGTCGCCACGTACAACATGTCGAGCACGGAAGAATGTGTTAGCAGTGTCAATTAAAATATAAGTCATGATACTTCACTTTTGCCTTTGTCTATTGGTACTACATTAATATAACCGGCATTTCGTGATGTGTCAAGTCCTTCTTCCTGTAACATATTGTAAATAATATCACGGAACCAACGATCAACTATTTCTTCTTCTAAATCAGCTTCTGTACCATAACCGTTTTGGATTAATTCTTGAATAAAAAACTTGTTCCAATCTAACTCAAAAAACCCGTTTCTAATGTTTTCTTCATTAACTTGCATATCAAGAACGTTTACCCAAGGCTCACCACGTTTTGTTGCAGCAGCTTTGGGATCTGTTTTATCTAAAACAGCTAGTTCTTTTTCTTCAATTTCTTTTTCTTTAGCAGTTATACCTGTTATGTCTTTAAGCCACTTTTTCATTAGTATTCCACCGTTTGTTTTAGATACTGTATCTCAATAAGTTTAGATTCTGTATCATCGTTGTATCCATCGTGCAACCGATAGGATACTCCTTGTTTATATAATTTTACGTTTAACCTATTTACATCTTTAATAAGTGTATTAAGTTCTTTTATCATTTCGGCTACTTTTGGATCTTTCATAATTGCTTCCTTATCTTTTCGTATTCCTCTTCGCTTTTAATGCCTTTTGGAATACTATCTAAGTTTTCTTTAAGTGCCCCAGGCATTTCCGAATAGGCTAATGTGCAGTCTTGGCGAGAACCTCCACCCTCGTTCCATACAGAGGTTCGCCACCTCCTGTACGTTGAGAGTGTATTCTTCCGACCTACCCCCAAGCGGCATGAGATATACAGGAACGTCCACGCCTGCTTCACGATAGGTATCAACTGCTCTACCAACTTCATCAACATCGTCTTGATCAGCAACAACAAACTTAAAGTACATATCGCTGCCATCCACAAGGGAATACTCACGAGCAACATCAGGCTTAATAGCATCATCCCAAGACTCGCCCGAAACGGATAATTTCGGTGAGCAACTAAAAGTAAGTTGAATTCTTTCGTGACCATTGAGATAGTTGTAGAAGTCATCGTGTAGATGCTGTGTAGTGTTGGTTTCGATTGTAACATTTTTTAAATCCTGCATACCTGGGTGTTCAAATAGCTCAACATATAAACGCTGCCAAGCAAGTAATGGCTCGCCGCCTGTTAGAATAAGATGTACATCTTGTCCGTTATCCATAGTCCATTTGCCTTCTGGCAAAAGACTCAACAAGTGTTCTACTACTTCATCAATAGTGGCCAATTTGTTAAAGTCTTTAAACTCTGGATAGATACTTGCGTATGTATCGCAACCTGTATGTACAATAGGCAAGTCTTCAAACTTTTCTGTTTTTTCTACAATACCGTCATCCAACAATGCTTTTACTTCTGCATTGTAACGTTGGCCTTCTGCGTGTTGTTTCCAACGATCGCCTACGCTTTTATCAACACCAAAGTTCATACAACGAAAGTTACAACCAAAGGTGCGCAGGAACACACTTGGCACTCCTACAAACTTACCTTCGCCTTGTACTGAATAAAATGCTTCACTATATCTTAATTTCATTTGTATAACATCCTTGCACAAGTTAATACACTGTTTTCTTCTAAACAGTCACTCCATGTATGTACTGTGTACCAGCCAATAGATCCAAAGATAA